AAGCTGGGGGTAGGTCCCACACCAATTTTTTATTTTTAATTTTTAGTTATCATTAACTAACTCACACTACATTCACCTCCATGCAAACCCCCATCTACAAGCCCAAAGAAGAGCAGGAGCTGATGTCGCTTATCTGGAGCTCCCAGATCAAGGACAACCCGTTAGCTTTTGTGATGTATGTCTTTCCTTGGGGCGAGAAGGGAACGCCGCTGGAGCGTTTCAAGGGCCCGAGGAAGTGGCAGCGCGAGGTGCTCAGTGACTTGGCGGAGCACATTAAGGCTAATCATGAGCTGGGAAAAGATGCGTTGCCTAATGATGAGGTGGCCTACAAGGTCTTGCGGGAGGCGATCAGTTCGGGCCGGGGGATTGGCAAGTCGGCGTTGGTGTCGTGGGTGGTGATTTGGATGCTTTCGACCCGGATTGGTTCGACAACGATCATTTCGGCGAACAGTGAGCCTCAGCTGAGGTCGGTGACGTGGGCTGAGATCACAAAGTGGTTGGCGATGGGGATTAACAGTCACTGGTTTGAGATCAGTGCGACGCGGGTGCTGCCGGCGAAGTGGTTGACTGAGCTGGTTGAGAAGGATTTGAGGAAGGGCACGAGGTACTGGGGGATTGAGGGTCGGTTGTGGAGTGCTGAGAACCCGGATGCGTACGCGGGGGTGCATAATTTTGACGGTGTGATGGTGATTTTTGATGAGGCGTCGGGGATTGACGATGCTATTTGGTCGGTGGCGACGGGTTTTTTCACTGAAAACACGCCGAATCGTTTCTGGCTGGCGTTTTCCAATCCGCGACGCAATGTGGGGTACTTTTTTGAGTGTTTTGGGGCGAAAAGGGACTTTTGGAAGACGAAGGTTATTGATGCGCGGTCGGTAGAGGGCACGGACAAGGCGGTGTATGAGCAGATCATTGCGGAGTACGGTGAGGACTCAATCCAAGCGCGGGTGGAGGTGTATGGGGAGTTTCCGGCTGCGGGTGAGGATCAGTTTATTTCGCCGGTGGTTATTGATGAGGCAATGAGTCGGCAGAAGTGGAAGGATCAGACGGCGCCAATAGTGATTGGGGTGGATCCGGCGCGTGGGGGGATGGATTCGACGGTGATTGTGGTGCGTCAGGGGCGGGACATTGTGGCGATCCGGCGGTATAAGGGGGACGACACGATGACGACGGTGGGGAATGTGATTGAGGCGATTGAGGAGTTCCGGCCTGCGTTGACGGTTATTGACGAGGGCGGGCTTGGGTACGGGATTCTTGACAGATTGACGGAACAGAGGTACAAGGTTCGAGGGGTGAATTTTGGCTGGAAGGCCAAGAATCCCATCATGTGGGGCAATAAGCGTGCGGAGATGTGGGGCACGATGAAAGAGTGGTTGAAGACTGCTTCGATACCGCAGGATCGGGCTTTGAAGTCTGATTTGCTGGGGCCGATGAAGAAGCCTGACTCGTCTGGGACGATATTTCTGGAGGGGAAGAAGGAGATGAAGGCTAGGGGTTTAGCTTCTCCTGATGCGGCTGATGCGTTGGCGGTGACTTTTGCGTATCCGGTGGCTAGCCGGGAGTACAATCCGAAAAGCGAGCGTCGCGTGACTATGCAAGGCGGCGGCGGTGTGGTTAATTCTTGGATGGGGTCGTGATGCCACTAGTTAAATCCACCAGCAAGGAAGCCTTCCGCAAAAACGTGAAGGCTGAGGTTAATGCTGGCAAGCCTGTGAAACAGGCTGTCGCCATTGCATACTCTGTCAAGCGTGAAGCATCTAAACCATCTACATCAAAAAAGAAATGAATCTGACACCTTTAAGCAATTGCGTACTGATTGAGCAAGATGTTGAGAAGTCAAGCGGGCTGATTGTTTTGCCTGAGAGCAAGATGGCAAGTGGGGTTGTAGTTGCTGCTGGCCCGGGTCTGCGCAAGGAAGATGGTACGCTGGTTCCTATGGATTTGGTGGTTGGTGACCATGTGCTGTTTGGTGAGTATTCCGGGCAGAAGGTTAAGCATGACGGCAAAGAGTATCTTATGATGCGTGAGCCTGACGTGATTGGGGTTTTGAATGGCTGATTTGAGTTCGGCGGGATCGGTAGCCAAGGGTGGCAAGAGTGGCGGCAAGTCAGAGTCTGACGTGCTGTCTACAGCTCGTGCCCGGCTTAACATGGCGATTTCCGCTTACTCAGAGAGCCGCGAAGATGAGATTGACGATCTTCGCTTCTTTGCCGGGTCGCCGGACAACCATTGGCAATGGCCTCCTGATGTTTTGGCGACTCGTGGGGCTGTGCAGGGTCAAACGATCAATGCGCGGCCTTGCCTGACTATCAATAAGCTCCCGCAGCATGTTCGGCAGGTCACGAACGACCAGCGCCAGAACCGTCCTGCTATCAAGATCATTCCTGTGGATGACAAGGCGGACACCGAGGTTGCCGACATTTATGACGGCCTGATGCGTCATATTGAGTACATTTCTGACGCTGATGTGGCATACGATACGGCCTGTGAAAATCAGGTGGCGTACGGTGAGGGCTACATCCGCCTTCTGACCGAGTATTGCAATTCAGACTCGTTTGACCAAGACATCAAGATTGGCCGGGTGCGTAATTCTTTCTCGGTGTACATGGATCCGACGATCCAAGACCCATGTGGCTCGGATGCCAAGTGGTGTTTCATCACTGAGGACATTCTGAAAGAGGATTACGAGCGGATGTTCCCGGATGCGAACCCGATTTCCACGTTGCAGACGTTGGGGGTTGGGGATCAGTCGCTGTCGCAGTGGATCAACGAAGACACGGTGCGGATTGCCGAGTATTTCTACGTTGAGCACGAGAAGAAGACCCTGAACTTGTACCCTGGCAATGTTTCTTTGTTTGAAGGCTCTGCCGAGGACAAGAACATGAAAGCGATGGGCATGAAGCCTGTTCGCACTCGTCAGGCGGATGTTCAGAAGGTCAAATGGTGCAAGATCAACGGCTATGAAATCCTTGAAGAGCAAGATTGGGCTGGCAAGTACATTCCTGTTGTTCGGGTTGTTGGTAACGAGTTTGAAGTTGATGGTCGTATCTATGTGTCTGGCTTGGTGCGCAACGCCAAGGATGCCCAGCGCATGTACAACTACTGGGTCAGCCAAGAGGCTGAGATGCTTGCGTTGGCACCAAAGGCGCCGTTCATTGGGTACGGTGGGCAGTTCGAGGGGTATGAGCAGCAATGGAAGACGGCCAACACGCAGAACTGGCCTTACCTTGAGGTCAACCCGGACGTTACGGATGGACAGGGAGCAGTTCTGCCCCTACCACAACGTGCCTTGCCTCCAATGGCCCAGACAGGCCTTATTCAAGCCAAGATGGGCGCTTCGGACGATATCAAGAGCACGACGGGCCAATATGATTCGAGTCTCGGCGCAACCAGCAATGAGCGGTCTGGCCGGGCTATTCTCGCGCGTGAGAAGCAAGGCGATACGGGCACGTATCACTACGTAGACAACCTTGCTCGCGCTGTACGCCACATTGGTCGGCAGATCATTGACTTGGCGCCGAAGATCTATGACACGCAGCGTATTGCGCGGATTATTGGCATAGATGGCGAGACCAAGATGGCGAAGATTGATCCTACGCAGCAAGAGCCTGTGCGTAAGATTGAGGATCAAAACGGCGTTGTGCTTGAGAAGATCTACAACTTGGGCGTTGGCAAGTATGACGTTTGCGTCACGACTGGCCCAAGCTACATGACCAAGCGCCAAGAGTCTTTGGATGCGATGAGCCAGTTGTTGCAAGGCAATCCTCAGTTGTGGGCTGTGGCTGGTGACTTGTTCATCAAGAACATGGATTGGCCTGGGGCTGAGGAGATGGCCAAGCGGTTCTCCAAGACCATTGATCCTAAGTTGCTGTCTGACGATGACAAGTCGCCAGAGCTGCAAGCTGCTGAACAGCAGATCCAGGCGATGGGGCAGGAGATGGAGCAGATGCACCAGATGCTCCAGAACGTGTCTAAGTCTATGGAAGCTCAAGAGCAGCGCAGGCAGGATTTTGAGGCTCAGATCAAGGCATTTGATGCCGAGACCAAGCGTATTAGCGCTGTGCAGGCTGGCATGACGCCTGACCAGATCCAGGATATCGTGATGGGTACGATTTCCGCTGCATTGGACACGGGCGACTTGATTGGGCAGATGCCTAGCCGTGAGTCAATGAGCAATGAGATGCAAATGCCTCAAGAAGGAATGCAAAATGAAGGCTTCTGATTTCGTAGGGATGCTGTTCTTGGCGCGTGACGTTGCGCACTCGGTGCATCTGAATACTCGTAGCTTTGCCAAACACATGGCTTTGCAGGGATTTTACGAAGAGGTCGTTGGGCTGGCTGATAGCTTTGCTGAAGCCTACCAAGGCAAGCATGGCCTAATGGGGCCTATTTCTTTAATGTCTGCCAAGAAGACCGGCAACATTGTTGAGTTCTTGCAAGATCAGATGGAAGAAATTGAGGCGGAACGCTTCAAAATTGTGGATAAAGACTGCACGCCGTTGCACAATATCATTGATGAGATTGTTGCGTTGTATCTCTCGACCTTGTATAAGCTCAGGTTTTTGGCGTAAGGAAAAAAAATGGAACTTCTTCGACCTTTGAATGATGCTGTTTTTGCAGCTAAAAGCGTTGCTTATACGGGTACGGCTGGCGTTACTGGCACTTGGCCTGCTGGGCCTCAAGGGGTGCTGGTCTGGTGTACGACTGACGCTTACATTTGTGTTGGTGAAGCCGCAACGGCAACCACTTCTGACACGCCAATCCCTGCTGGCACTCCTGTTCCGTTCTTTGTGCCTCAAGGCACTGGCGGCCCTTGGGTTGTGAGCGCTGTGCAGGTTGCATCTGGCGGCACTTTGTACGCCAAACCGATTAACATCCGATGAGCTGGGGCGTAGCACTCCGGAACGCCGTTGGTCTGGGGCTTGGCGGGATACCGTCTTTGCTGAATGCTCCGCCCTATGCCAAACTTGCGTTTAACTTCTTGAGCGGTGAGCTCGATTCCCGGATCACCTTCTCCCGCACCAGCAACGCCACGCTGATCGGCTCTGACGGCACGCTTCAGTACGCGCCGCACAATTTGCTGACGTACTCGGAGCAGTTTGATAATGCTGTTTGGAACTCCTCCGCCGGTGCCAGAACAGTCACCGCTAACACTGTAGCGGCACCAGATGGAACAACTACGGCAGATACAATAACCGCCGATGGGACAAGTGCGGCGCATTTCGCATCTCAGGCGGTAACCCTGTCGGCTGTTGCACACGCGTTTTCTGTGTATGTAAAAAAGGGCACTAACGATTTTGTCCAGTTAAGAGGTTTTAGCGGTTTTGGAGGGATGTACGCTAACTTTGACGTAGCCAATGGTGTGGTTGGCAACGTTGGCACAACCACTGGTGCTACCCCAACATCGTCAATCCAAGATGTTGGAAATGGGTGGTATCAATGCACGATGTTTTTTACCCCCTCGGCAGCGTCTTCGTCTCTTGCAGTGTATGTTGTAAGTTCTGCAACTTCTGGCAGTGGTGAAGCAAACACGTTGACGACATCAATCTACGTCTGGGGAGCCCAACTAAACATAGACGCTCTTCAGCCGTACTACTCCACGACCGTTAAGAATCTCCAGGGGTACTCGCAGGAGTTTGATGACGCTGCTTGGTTAAAAAGCAATAGTACGGTTACTGCCAATGTCACCGCTGCGCCAGATGGAAGTTTGACGGCAGACAAGTTAAGCGAAGACACTGCAACCATAGGCCACTACTTGGGCCCCGCAACAACAATTGTTGGAGTACTTGGTCAAGTAAGCACATTCAGTTGTTATGCAAAAGCGG